GTTAGTACATATATGTTATATTTGTGTGCGTCCCAACACCAATGTCGGAAGATGGGTCATGTGATGTAAGTATTTTAGATGGTGTGTTAGCCAACATTCCGTTTCAACCAAACAATGCCGACCAAGTTGTTGCAGTCAAGTCAACCATCCCTCCACGTGCTATAGCAAAATATAGTAAAAGAAAAAACATTGTATACAACCCTGAATTCCTTACAGAGAGATCCGCTGCAGAACAGTTCGTCGATCCTCAGTTTCATGTCTTTGGCGGCAGTCCAGAAACATGTAAGCGATTAGCAAAGCTGTACGATCTATTCAGCTTGTGTAATCCTTGCCCTGTCCACATCATGGGGTTAGAAGAAGCTAGCTTTACAAAATACGCAATCAACTCATTCCTTGCAGTAAAGGTCACATTCTTCAATCAACTATATGATGTAACTCAAGGCTATGCATTTGAGAGTATAATTAAGGCTGTTGGAAGTGATAAGCGTATTGGTCATTCACACACCAAAGTTCCTGGGTTTGATATGAAGAAAGGTTATGGAGGTGCATGCTTTCCAAAAGACACAGCCGCTATAACTAACGATCATCCAGAGTTGACTTTGATCAAGGAATGTGTTAAGATAAACAATGAGTACCGAAACGAATATTCATTAGATGAAAGAGAGAAAGAACAGCATGTCAATTATGGACAAACTAAAGAAGAACTCCAAGATAAAATCATCGGAGGTCCTATCTCAGTCTAAGTTCTTCACTGAGAAAGATATGACGCCGACAGATGTGCCTATGGTCAACGTAGCGTTATCTGGATCAGTAGATGGAGGTTTAGCACCAGGGCTTACAGTGCTCGCAGGTCCCTCCAAGCACTTCAAGACATCGTTTGCATTGCTAATGGCTGGAGCGTATCTCAAACGTCATCCAGACGCAGTTATGTTGTTTTACGACTCAGAGTTTGGTTCGCCACAATCATACTTTGAGCAATTTGGCATCGATGTTGATCGTGTATTGCATACACCAATTACTAACGTGGAAGAACTAAAGTTTGATATGATTGGTCAGCTCGAAGAGCTCGATCGCGAAGATAAAGTAATTATTGTTATCGACTCTATCGGTAACATGGCATCTAAGAAAGAACTGGATGATGCTGTCAATGAGAAGTCAGTAGCAGATATGTCTCGCGCGAAAGCTCTTAAAGGATTGTTCCGTATGACAACTCCTTATCTGACTATGAAGAACATTCCATTGATTGCAGTCAACCACACATACAAAGAGATTGGGTTATTCCCAAAAGATGTTGTTGGTGGTGGAACAGGTATCTACTATTCAGCAGATAACATCTGGATCTTGGGTCGTCAGCAAGATAAGAAAGGTACAGAGATTCAAGGATATCACTTTGTGATCAACGTGGAGAAGTCACGATATGTTAAAGAGAAGTCTAAGATTCCTATCACTGTATCCTGGGAGGGTGGCGTTAAGCATTACTCTGGTCTTCTCGATTGTGCTCTCGCTGGAGGTTATGCGACTAAACCGGCAAACGGCTGGTATGCTAGAGTCGATCGATCAACTGGTGAAGTCGGTCCAAAAGTTAGATACGATGCAACCTTAGAGAAAGATTTCTGGGATCCTATCTTCACTGGGACTGACTTCAAAGAGTTCCTGACAAAGCAGTACTCTATAGGTCATCAGTCGTTAGTAGATATGGATCAGATTGTAGAGGATGCGTAATGATTAATATCAATAAGATGTCAGAAGGGATTGACTATGAGATGGTTCCAAGTCCAGTAGATAATGAACAAGCCTGGAGCATTCGTTTTCTTACTGGACCTTTTGTGGAAACTGTGATATCATTTGGTAATCTACAAGTTAATGGTAAAGAAGAAGCCATTAATTTTAACTTTAGTGTTATCGAAAGTCCTATCGAAGACCTGAATCCAGACAATCCAGACCTACAACAATGGTGTGGTTCTATCTTGCATGATGTGTTGGATATGGCTATAGCAAAAGGTGACGCAGTAATTAACGAAGTGAAATAATACATGAACAATGTGAACATTGAACAGACTATCATACGTAATGTAATATGTAACGACACCTTCATGCGTAAGGTGTTGCCTTTCTTAAAGGTAGAGTATTTTGAAGGAGTATATAAGAATCTGTTTAAAGAGCTTGGTGTATATGTTTCCAAGTATAATAAACTACCATCTCAAGAATCGTTCAAGATAGAGATAGATGATTCAGACAGGTTCAATGAAGATCAATACACACAAGCGATGGACGCTCTACCTTCTTTATTCTCTAAAGAAGAAGTGGATGAGAACTGGCTTTTAGATCGTACAGAGAAGTTCTGTCAAGACAAAGCTGTGTATAATGCAGTGATGGAATCTATTACTATCATTGATGGTAAGCATGCATCTGCTACTAAGGGTGCTATTCCCGACATACTCACTAAGGCTTTAGCCACATCCTTTGATACAGCTATTGGTCACGATTATATTGAGGATACAGAGAAACGATACGATTTCTATCATCAGCAAGAAGAGCGTATTGAGTTTGATCTGGATTACTTTAATAGGATTACTAAAGGTGGTGTTCCTAAGAAGACTCTCAACATATGCTTAGCTGGTACTGGTGTAGGTAAGTCTTTGTTCATGTGTCACATTGGAGCCAACGCTCTTGCAGCTGGTCGTAATGTTCTATACATTACAATGGAAATGGCTGAAGAACGTATCGCGGAGCGGATAGATGCAAACTTGCTAAACGTCCCTATAGACCAGCTAGAGAACCTCTCTAAGCCGCTTCTAACCGGCAAAGTTCAGGACATTGCAGCAAAGACTAATGGTAAACTAATCATTAAAGAGTATCCTACAGGTCAGGCCAATGCCTCTCACTTTAGAGCTTTGCTTAACGAGTTAAAGCTAAAAAAGAACTTTGTTCCCGAAATGATCTTTATTGATTACCTAAATATATGTGCTTCGGCAAGAATGAAAGCTATGGGAGGATCGATCAATTCGTACACTTACATTAAAGCAATTGCTGAAGAGCTACGGGGCCTTGCGGTCGAGTTCGACGTTCCGATCTTCTCTGCAACGCAAACGACTCGTTCAGGTTATACTAGCTCAGATCCTGGGCTTGAAGATACGTCCGAGTCTTTTGGATTACCCGCGACAGCCGATCTGATGTTTGCTTTGGTATCTAATGAAGAGTTAGATGCTCAAGGACAGATTATGGTCAAACAACTCAAGAACAGATATAACGATCCAAGTAAGTATAAACGATTTGTCATTGGTGTTGACAGATCTAAGATGAAATTGTATGATGTCGATAACGCTGAGAAGGACCTTGTAGACGACACACCAGCATTCGACAAATCTAATACAGCGGACCGATTCAAAGATTTTAAAATGGAGTAGATATGCTATACGCGGCCGGTCAGATTAACTGTACCAACAATATTGAAACCAATATTGTCAACATTAAAAAACTAATCGATTATGGATTTGCAACAAATGCTGATTTTTGTATCACTCCGGAGTATGCGGTCACAGGTCATGTTGATGATATAAACAACTGGGTGGATCCTAAACCTGCTATAAACGAAATTGTGCAATATGCTAAAGAGAGAAACATTGGTCTATTCTTAGGTACTGTGTATGAGTCGGAAGAATCGGATAAGATATACAATCAAGTAAGAGTGTATGATAAAGATGGATCCTTTTTACACGCAGCTAATAAAGTTAGATGTTGGGGATCTATAGAAAAGTTTGAATACTCACAAGACGCGATTAGAAATAATGTGGTAGAGTTGCCCAATGGAGATACAGTAGGTATTCTTATATGCAATGACCTGTGGGGAAATGGATGGGAAGAGGGACCAAACATACCTCGTACTATGTCTAAACACGGCGCAGGCTTCTTTATCCATTGTACAAATGCGACACGGGATACGTTCGGTGAAAGAGACGATTGTTTAAGAGAATATCACAACGCGTGGATAAGAGCAATAGGTCTAGATGATCCTATTATCTCAGTGGATAATGCATGCAATATGAATGGTACACCATACCGAGGGCCCACTAGCAGTCAATCGGGTGCTGTAGTTAGAGGTGCGTGGGTATGCAAAGCTAGTGAACGTCTCACGGATTATTTCCATGTTAACATCGGCGACCCATATATGAAATTAATATAACAGGAAGATAAATAGATGAATGCAAAGCTCATATCCTATAGCCAACCCACTGGTCGTATCCACGCAGGCGACCTTGCGAACCAGGGACTTGATAACATCCAAGACCTCATCGCGTACGCGGCCCGTGTCTCCAATCCACAAAACC